GGGATGCTTATTCAGTTGTCCAGGTTCGAGAGTAGGGCAGCTGAAGGGGCACCGCTGCCGATGTGGTCATGATACAGCCTGAAGGGTCACCGGCTGGAGAGTTGAAACATTTTGAAACATTGACTGCCGTTCAGCTCCCTGGTGTGGGTTTACTAGGCGGTCTGGATCGGGTTGAGTCTGCCCGGTGGCGTTCCGGTCTCATCCGATGGGCATACCATAGGACCTATCCGGCCAGATGTCAAGCATCGTGTGCCAGTTTGTTGATCGGTCCACAGATCGCGAGAGATGGGCACGAGGATCGCCCGCCAGCCCCCGCGTGAGCCCTAACGCCTGCGTGTGCGCGTTACATGTTACCCCGGCATGGGGGGGTCGGCCCTGCGCTGGCGCTAAGAGTACGCCTTCACAAAATTCTACCAAAATTTTAGGGTAGAATTGGACACCACATGCCCAGTATCACGACACACCAGCTCATGAATCTCTCTACGATCATCAATCACCTCAACCTTATACAAAGAGGGACCGACCTGAGCCAGCCCTACAATGCACATATTCAAGAACACATTGCAAATCATGTCCACATAGCTTCATAAATTGACGGACAGTGCTGTTCAAGCAAATCCTTAACCCCTTCAGCAATTATACGATGCTCTTTCTGGGTCCCAGGATCGGCTCTAAGGTCCACGTAATGCAACCAGGACCTGATAGTACCATTCATGTACAAACGGCTTGGGATAGCCATTGGCAACACATCACGAGCACATTCTTTAGCAACACCTGCTACGATCAGTTGACGGTAAACCTCTTCTGAATGTTTGAACAGGCAGTCAATTTCCTTTTGAAGAAACAAATCTTCTTCTGCTTGTTCAATGCTGTTCTGCCTATTTTTATCATCCTGCAGCCTAAGCTGTGGTCTGATAGGTTGTCCTAGCTGTCCAACATCTGCATACCGTTGGCTAAACTCTTGAAAAGAAAAGCTACGATGCCTTAGGATCTGTGCTGCTACTGCTCTAGTGGTGTTAATTTCTACCACCATGTTAGCCATCTCAAAAGGGGACCAATGCTTATGCTTGATCAGGTATTTAAGAAGGCGGGGAGCAGTGTCGTGGTTGTTTTGATTGGTGGGGTTAGATACTCGTGCACAGTAAGCTACCAGCTCTTCTGCGTCAGGAGTAATGGAAACAAGTTTAACGGTGTGGGTCATACATGATATATATGAGTATACTAGTAGTCTTACTAGTAGTGATGGTAAGAAGAACTAATAGAGAACATGGTTCACTTCGTTCACCCCATGTTCCATTAGTAGGTGGAAGTAGGTAAAAGGGGAAGAAGGAGCTTGTCTTTCTTCCCCCATTTGACCGCTGTTTCCACACACGAGGGCACCACTCCCCGTGTTCTACTGTCTGGTTAGACGGAAAACCAGGTAGGGACTGAGTTTTTGGTCTTACCTCTTGCTTGTCTTCTTTGGTCAAGATTCATGCCTAGGACAAAGTGGTTAGCAGAGGCTTGAGGGTCGTCTTTCCATTCTTCTAGCATGTCATTCCAGTCTTCCATTTTACGTTGTTTTACAACCTCCATAGCGGAGATACCCATGGCATCTGTAAAGTATTTAACGCCTTGGGCTAGACAGTCTAATCTGTCGTCGTGTTTAACTGCGCCTTTTTCACGGCACATTCTGCTCATCTGATAGAAGAGCATATAGAGGAGGCGCTCTTCTGGAGCTGCGTCTTTATTTGAGTTGTAGTCCCAGTCGATGACAGAGCGATCAACAATAAGGCGATGTTGATTAAGGACAGGCTCAAGGGCATCAATAATCCGGTCTTCTTTTCTGACATTAGCACGCACCTCTTCTACGTCAATTCCTTGTTTGGTTTGTTGTAGGTGTTTTTTAAAAAGTTCAGCAACAATACCGTCACCAAAGTTTGTCTCAATAACTAGTTTAGTTACTTTAAAGCGTCGGCAGCCTCTAAGAATGTCCAAGAGCGTGTTGTCCGAGTATCCGTCCTTGTAAGCACGCATTTGGTGCAGGTACAGGAAACCGTTTCTTTGGGAGATATAAGCTGCTGCTGTCTCATCAGTACCTCGGCCCGATGGATCAACTGAGCAGATTGTTTCTGCGTAAGGACCCCATTCACCCTGTAGCTGCATTGGAGCGTAGAAATAATCCCCAGGTAGTCCAACAGTCGGGAGTTCTTTGATGACGTTTCTAGGGTCGCTGCACCAGACGACGCTATCAGGAGCGGACTCAGGATTAACGCTGGTGACGACAAGATCAGCCATTTTGAGGGGGAACTTTTCAGCATCGCTGAGAGTTGTGTCAAGCATGAACTGCAGCATAAAGTTGCTGCGTCCCATTGCTGCTTCACGTTCGATAAGATCATCATTGTTAAATCGGTCAGGGTCTGTTACTTCCCAGCTTTCTGCACCATTGTCGATGTCTTCTTGCAGTTGAGGTGCAAGGAGCCCTTCATAGTTAGACAAGGTGCGTGGGTAGCGGGCTGGCCACACGAATGGGCGGTAATTGCGTTCGGCAAGCTTCCTGTAAATGGTGAAGGTTGTCTGAGGAGTACCGAGATACATAATGCGGGAATCACGTTTCGGTGTTAGGATAGATTCGGCTTCTGTACACAGTTGCAGGAGTTTTTCTCGCATCAACTCTGTCATGGAGTTACCTGGGACCTCAACGTCGTCCAGAATCATAAGATCAGCACGACTACCAGTGAGCTGGCCAGTAATACCCACGGATTTAACAGAAGGAGCTTGGTGAGGTTTAGCAGGACCCACATCAAAACTAACACGAGACCAACGTTGGTCATCTGATTTTGGTTTAAGGTGTGAAAGCCAGTTGACTTCAAGAATAAGGCGTTGACAAAAGATTGAGAAGGAGTCTGCTCTGTCTTTAGAAGCAGAGATCACCATAATCTTTTTGTCAGGGTTATTGTATAGTGTCCAGAGAACAAAGGCTGCTGTAATCCAGCTTTTACCCACACCACGGAACGCTTGGATCTGCAAACGTTTCGGTCCGTGTTGGAGGTATTCTGCGATGCAGAGTTGTGCTCTGGTGGGGGTAGGAAGTTTAAGATGTGCCCAAACAGCTGTCAAGAAATATCTGAAGTCTGTTTTAAGCTGCTGTTCGATGTCCATATGGCTCTGTAAGGGGCCTTAAAGGTGCCTCCGGTATGGAGACACCTAAAAGGGTTTTAAGGGGCTTTATCAGCGATTGTAGCGCCGACTACGGCCTTGACCGGTGGGCTTGACAAGCGTAAAGGTTTTAGTTTTCGCATCATAGCGGAACCTGTTACCTTCTTTAACCACGATCTGACCATCACGGTAACCACCTCGTTCGCTAGCAGTTGCTGCACGATTAGCACCTTTGCCTTGGTAACCAACAGGTTTAAAGGTTTTACTAGCCGCATCATAGCGGAACCTATTGCCTTCCTTGACTACAATTTGACCATCTTTGTAGCCGGAAGCTGCGGGCTTGGGTTTAGCAGCAGCAGGCTTAGTAGGCTTAGGCTTGGGCTTTGCGGCGACAGGCTTAGCGGGCTTGGGCTTAGGCTTAGCCTTGGCCACAGAAGAGGCGTAGGCAGCACCACTTTTGACAGGACCAACACCTTTGGTCTCAATCTTTTTAGCGTATGCAGCACCGCTTTTAACGGGGCCAGTGCCTTTAGTTTCAATCTTTTTAGCATAAGCAGCACCATCCTTTACAGGACCGATGCCTTTAGGCTTAGACTGTGCAAATTTACGACGCTTGGCGGCTTCTTCACGCCGTTTTTTGGCTTGATATTGAGTGCGTTCACGGGCGCTCATACCGAGCATGGGGTCTCTTTTAGGCATTGTTATTTGATGTGCGAAAGAATAAGTTGTTCACGTTGGGGATGAAGACCAAAAGTTTGTCTCATCCAAGATAGCCAGTTATTTGATCCTTTGTCCTGATTACACTTGCGACAGCTGGGTACAAGGTTGCTTGTGAGGTCCTCACCGCCAAAGCAACGAGGACGAACATGGTCAAGTGTAAGTTCATGTAATTCATAAGTTTCTCCACAATAAACGCATTGACAGTTGAAGTGTTCCTTGATGGCTCTTCTCCAGAGCCTTTTCGCTTCTGGACTGGTCATGGTTATTAGGTTTTGAAGGTAGTGATCAGGACTTGGGAGCAAGGGAGTCATTTCTTAATTCTTAACTTTGCTCTGTTTCTGGCTCGGTTTTTTTGAGGGTCTTCGCGGACGAACGTACCCTTCGTGGTTTGGGAGAAGTCTTTTCCTCCTTTACCGTAGACACCTGCGTCTCTGCGGGCTTTGGTGTGCTTGACTCTGTAGTTGGTAGCAGATTCTGATTGACCATCCTTGACGGCCTTT